AGGCGGGTGTTGCTGAAGAGATTGCAGTATTGACACCAGCCAAGCCTAGCAAAAAGGCAAAGCCAGTAAACCCTGAAACCGAACTAGACGCAGAATAATGTTTGTTAGCCGTAGATATACCGCCTTCGCAAATGCCGCCACTGATTACCTCAGTTTGGCAGATGCAAAAACCCATTTAAGGGTTACAAGTTCCTCAGATGATACTTACATTTCGGGGCTTATTTCTATGGCAATTGATGCCTGCAGTAATTATTTGGGCTACTCGATTCGCAAAGGGACGGCAAAGTATGGGTTTGACTCATTTACAGGCCAGCCTGCGCTCGTTAATCCCGTGAATGGCCTCAATATACCTTCGGGCAATTATCTGCGCTTAAACACCCGCTGTTTGGCTGTAAATTCTGTGAGCTATGTGAACGACTCGCAGGCAGTTATTGCTTTTGATTCTGCCGATTGGTTGGCTTCACCTGATCCAATGGGCGGGTATAGCAGAAATATCTTTTTTGAAAATACCCCATCTTCAATTACCGATGATACAATTAAGTACATTGTTGAAATCTCTGAGGGCTTTAATCCTGTAGGCACTTCATCTGTAGATCCCGACACCATCATGCCCGCCACCATTAAGCACGCGGCGCTGTTGTTGGTTGCTCAGTATTACGATAACAGGCAGGCCATCATTACAGGTACTATCTCCAGCACGATGGACTTCGGTTTCCACTACCTACTCGATCCGTACAAAATCCAAATCATGATCTAATGAATGCGGGGGTAATGGATGTTTTGGTGAGTTTGCAAAGTTACACCGAAACCATAGATAGCAACACAGGCGAGAAGCTGCAAACGTGGACCGAATACGCCACCGCCTGGGCGCAGCGTGTTGAGCAGGAAAGTGGTGCGGAGAATGTAAACGCGGACCGCAGAGAGCATAAGCAAATTGTGTTTTATACAATCCGTTACGATGCGGCCGTAGGCGTTAAGCACAGAGTGGTTGATGACAATGGAGCGCACAACATTGTTAACATTGCAAACCTTCAGCGCAATCTATATTTGAAACTACAAACCGAATTAACGCAATAATGGAGAAAATCGACGGACTCGCTGAAACCTTGGAAGCCCTAAAGGCTATGGGGGTCAGTGTGAAAAGTCGTAAACTGCAGCAAGTTTTGAAAAAAAGCGCAAGCCCAATTATCGCAACCGCAAAAAGTTTGGTGCCTGTCGATACGGGCGATTTGCGGGACTCAATCGGTTTCATTAATAGCAAGGATAATCAGAACTACGATAAAGCTTTGATTGGCTTGCGCAAGGAGTACCACAACAACTATTTGGGCGTGATGTATGAATACGGGACAGTTGAGCGAATTCAATCGAGCACAGGCCGCTATACAGGCGCCATTGCCCCTGTGCGTTTTATGCAGCGGGCCGTTGATTCAAACGCCACAAGCGTAGAGGAAAACATAATGAAAGGCGTTGATCAAATCATTGCCGATTTAGCAAAGAAAAATAATTTAATATATAAATAACCATGGCAACTACTGGACCAGTAAACGGCACGCTCATAAGCATCTATAAAGATGTGAGCGGAACCTTGACAAAAATTGCAAACGCAACTTCCCACTCGATGGATATCTCAAAAGATATGATCGACGTTACTAACAAAGACAGCGCAGGCGCTAAAGAATTTATCGCGGGCGAGTATGGCTACACTTTGAACGTTGAAGGTATTTTTGAAGGCGATTCATCTGTGAGCACAAGCGGTTTGTCTTACAAAGATTTGTTAACTGATTTGCTCGCGGGCACTCAATTGACAGTTGTAATGACTACCAATGTCAGCGGAGATGAAAAATTTACAGGCGGCGCTTTCTTCAGCAGCTTGTCATTGAGCGCACCTAACAACGACAAAGCAACCTTCACAGGAACTTTGCAAGGTACTGGCGCTTTGACTATCGGCACCGTATCGCCTTAATACTTTTTTGGCTTATATTTGTGGCATGAGCCACATTATCATCGGGGGTGTTCAGCACCCCCTTTTGTTTAACATGAACAGCCTGCGCAACGTGATGCAGTTGGCTGGGATGGAAAATTTCGCAGATCTAAACCTGCAAAAAGACCTTGCCAAATCTATGGACTTTGCACTAAGTTGCGCGTTCTATGGGATTCTAGAAGGCTACGAAGCCGACGGCAAAAAAACGCCATACCCCACCATTCAAAAGTTGGGCGCATCGGTTAAAAGATTTACAGAGTTGAGCCCTGCATTGGATGGATTCACGCAGGCCGTTAGTGACTTCTTTAGCACTGAAGAGCCAGAGGGAAAGTAAAAGCCAAGGGCGACGGCGCACCGCTAACTTGGCGCAAGATTGAGCGCATCAGTTACGGCGAATTAAATCTAACTGAGCGGGAGTTTTGGAAATGCTCGCCACGTTTTTGGCGTTTAAAATTGGAGGGCATGCGTGAGGCGCAGCAACAGCAGTACAGAAACCAATGGGAAATCACCCGCTGGGCAGTTGCTACAGGCATGGCGCCACACTTAAAAAAGCCAATCGAACCGAAAAGGCTGTTAACATTTCCATGGGAGGAATCCGACTATATTAGTATTGAGGATGCGGTTAAACTATATTCGCATGTCTTTGATAAATTAACACCGGACGCCAAGGCATGAGCGCACCCATAAAAATAGTATATAACATTTTAAGCAATGCGTCAGACCTTACGGCGTTGGTTTCCACTCGCTTAAATCCTTTGCGGATTCCGCAAGAGTCTGCATTCCCTGCAATCGCTTATAATTTAGTCAGCGTAATTGCAAGCCCTACCAATACAAGCCACTCACGCACAGACTTCGCAAGGGTGCAAGTTAGTAGTTTTGGCACCACGTTTGCCGATGCGATGGACACTGCCGCACAGGTTCGGGCCGCATTCGAATCCGCTACCTTTCCAGATACTTTTAATGGGGTATACTGCCAGGCGATTGAGTTCGATGGCGAGGTGCATTTGGTTGAAGATGAGGCAGGATTTGCAGGAATTTACCACGTTGCTCAGGACTTTATAATTAATTACATTTATGCCGCGCCAGTGCCATCTGGTGCTAGTTATTTGTTGCTCGAAGATGGCGCTTATTTATTGCAAGAAGATAGTTATAAAATAGAATTGTAAGCATGGCAAGGTCGTTAAATATAGTAATTGGCGCAAACATTGAAAAGCTCAGACAGGGCTTTAATGATGCGATATCAGTAATCAAAAAGGCGGGCGGTGAAATGTCTGCCGATGTGGCGAAGAGTGCAAAGAGCATTGAGGAGAAGCTAGCGAGCATAGCCACCCGTAACCCAACGATGGGAACTGTTAGGCAGTTGACTCAGTTGGCAATGGAAGCGCGGGCATTGGGTCCAGAGTTTGGCAAAGTTGCGGATCAGTTTATTCGTGAAGCGGGTAGGATAAAAGATAGCATAGGCGATGCACGTGCTGAGGTTGCATATTTCGCAAGTGATACACGCAGAATTGATGCGGTGTTAGGTGGAGTGCAAGCAGTGACTGGAGCCTTTGGAGCCTTGCAAGGTATTACTGCTTTGCTAGGTGCGGAAAACGAGGACATGCAAAAGACCATGATGAAACTTCATGCGGCTATGTCTGTAGTAACTGGATTGCAGGCCGTCATGAGTGCATTAGAAGCTGAGAGCACTGTGCGAAAAGGGGCCAATGTGGCAATGACAAAACTGCAAAACTACGTGATGGGGCAGGCAACTGTTGCAGCACGTGCTTACTCTGCCGCATTATTGGCTACAGGAGCGGGCGCTATTTTGGTTGCTATTGGGCTTGTTGTTACGGTGTTTCAGAACATGTCGAGCGAAATCGACAAAGCAAAGAAACGACTTGAGCAATTTCAAAAAATACAGGAACGATCTTTAACACTTGGCCAAAGGCAGATAAAAGAAGAGGAAAGAAAAACCGAGTTAGCAATAAGCCAAGCAAAGGCGCAAGGCAAGAGCGAGGGGTATATTTTAAAGTTAAAAGAAGAAAGTTTAAAGCGTCAAAAAGCCATGTATATAAAATATGGCAAGGAGGCGCTTGATGCTTTGGCTGTGCAGAGACGCGAGGAGTTGTATTTAGCAACTGGCAACGCGGCGAAGATTACTGAAATTAGATTAAAATATGATCAGCTTGAAAACGATTTAAGATATTCAATCAATAACGAGTACAAGGATAAAGTCGTAGCGCTTGACATTGAAAAAAATAATCAGTTAGCGGAGAATAGAAAGGATGATTTAAAGGATGCTAAAAACAATGCGGCAGAATTAGCAAAACTAGAGGCGCAGGTATTTGGCCAAAAGAATACAGGCAAGGCAATAACAAATCCAATTGAGGATCAGATAAAGCCTGAAAAAATGGAGGATGTTATTAACTCCATGGAAATGGCCGCGCCTGCTGTTAAAGCTTTGAATGATGAGCTTGTTGGCATGGGTGGAACTGAAGGCGGCCCTGCAATGGTTGCGACCTCTGTGGGTGAATTATCTGCAGAACTGCAAGCCATGGCCGACACTAGTTCGGTAAGTTACAAAATACACGCAGCCGCTGCTGAGGAGGCTACAAGGAAAACGCAGGAATATGCGGACAGTTTTAAAGAAGCGATGTCTGGAGTTAACCAAGCATTTAACAACATGACCGCCCAGGGCCTCGAAGATTTCGGGGTATTGTTGGGTGATATTATGACGGGGCAAATTGGTAGCTTTGAAACCTTTGGGCAAAAATTGTTAAAGGCGGTGGCTGGCTTTATGAAATCATTTGGTCAAGCATTGATTGCAACGGCCACAGCGTCCAAGGCTTTTAAAGAGTTATTAATTAAAAACCCTGTGCTCGCAGCTGCTGCGGGTGTTGCCTTGGTTGCGGGCTCCGCGGTGATCACTAACATGCTGAACAAAGGCCCACAGGCTACAGCATTCGCCGAGGGGGGAATTGTGAGCGGTCCGACATTGGGATTGGTGGGAGAATATCCCGGGGCTAGCTCTAACCCTGAAGTAATAGCACCACTTGACAAATTGAAGGGTATGCTAAACACAAACGAGCAAAGCGGATTTGTTGCCAGCACCACAATACAGGGGCGCGATTTGGCGATAGTATTGGAACGATATAACAAAGATTCAAGAAGAGGATAATGGCAAGGAAATACTATGGTTCGTTTTATTCGGTTACGGGCAAACTGCACCGCGTTGAGATTTGGGATGCGCCGAGCGGTTCGGGATCAGGTGGCACAGAGTTAAAACTTGCGGGCAATGGCTACGAAATACAACGCGATGGTGAAGGAGATACATTTTATCAAAATGCCATTCGCCCATCACGATCAACATCGTATTGGGTCATGCCATCCAACACAGTACTGGGCGAGTTCAAAGCAATTGCCACAACCTCAGAGCAATTTTGGGCTGTGCTTATCTATCAGGATAATTCTTTGGTCCACGTCGGCCGAGTTCTTGCGGATCAAATGACATTTCAACGTGAGG